TCCTTAAGCTCTTTTCTCTGCTCTCTGATCTGGGTCTGATTATCCGTGTAAACAGCCTTGATCTCTTTAGCTCGCTCCATGAGGTTCTCAAGCTGACTCTTCGCCAGCTGTGCCTCTATCGTCATCTCACTAAAGCGAGTGAGAGCGAAGGCCCCAGGGGTCACGCCCTTTTCAGCGAGCGCCTCAAGCTTCGACTGAAGATCACCAACAGCCGCCGCCACTGCCTCAGATGCATCCTCAGCTTTCTGAGCCTCTCCTGTGATCATCCGATAAGTCTCATAGAGCGCCATACCTGCCGCCACAGCACCAGCGAAAGCAGGGATGAGAGAGGTCAAGCTTGCACCGCCTGTGCTGCCTATTGAGCCAATGGTTGACCCTAGCTCTTTGAACGAACCACCGAGCTCTGCCACGTTATCGGTGATCTGAGAGAGACCCTCACCCAAGTGAGAGTTGGTCTGGTCGAACTTGCCAGCCATATCACCAGCGGTTGAGCCGATGGAGTTGAGATTCTTCTTGGCGGCTTCGGCCCCTTTAAGATGTACTTCAATATCAACGGTGTTCTTAGCCATTGCCCGACTCCTTTAGCGCTCGCTCCTGCGCTCTATAGTGTGCTGACTCTCTGTTATTATGCAAGATATCCATAGCTTCGACCACAGCACATGAGGGCTTAGGATATGAGAGGCTGAGGTTAAACAGCCCTGATCGATGCCTGTTGTAAGCGTTGATGACGGGGGCCATCTTGTTAGCGCCGGCCACAGGACATGACCTGATCTCTAGGTCACTGAACTCCTCACCACAGTCAGGGGCGACCCGATAACCTGGCACGAAGAGACCACGCTCATCACGCTGAGCCATCGGCAGACCTTGTTTAAACGATCCACCACAGTTGCCGCGCTGAGCTCTCAGCTTTGGATTACCTTTGCATTGGGCGCATCCCCAAGCGCGGCCACCGCTATGGCTCAGCCACACCGAGGCCGCAAGCGCTATTTTCCCTCGATGCCTAAGAGGCTGATACGTTGGATGTGTAGCACGAGCTCACTCACTGTCTGAATCCTGTGAGCCTCAGGCCTGATGAGCTGGAGCTGCTCAGCGTCTGCCTCCTCACCATCGATGAGAATGAGAGAGCTGTTGATCATCTCCTGATAGACTCGATTGAGATAAGCCTGATAATCACTCATAGCTCGGCGCTCATCATCGGTGAGAGCATGATGCCACTCGGCGCGCTCGCGCTCCTCAATCGGTGCTTCCGTCCATAGGAGGCGGCCGAGCTCAGAGCGGATCAGCGCCCCTGCTCTGGCCTCTGCATCCTCACGCTCAGAGGGTGAGAGCGCCTTGAGAGTGAAGCGAGTAGCTTGACCTACCTCACCTAGCGCCGACAGGTCACCTGATTCAAGGTAGGCTGAGCGTTGCTCTGCTGAAGCGGTCACTTCAGGGTCACAGGTGACGACCACCTCTTGAGTCTGCTCTGATGACGTGAGGAATGAGAGAGCCATATTAGATACCTAATCCGATCCTAAATGGTGAGTTGCCAGCGTTGCTCTCTACCACATCACCACCAAAGCGGCTCTGCTGATAGGTGAGCTGTTGGCGTACAATATCGTTACCACTCACATCATAAGCGTTGGGGTCAACGGTGAGCTGTGCAGCAGGTAGCATGATTGCACAGCCGAGCCCGTCACCTTGTGGGCCAGTGCCAACGAGGATCTGTCTGACTGTCCTGTTAAAGAAGTCGTCCTTAATCGTGGTGTTGACTGAGCTGAGGGTGAGGCTGAGCTCAACCACTACGTCGCTGATCTCCATGTCACTCATGGCCAAGATGCTATTGCTGTGGCCCATAGGTGTCAGGGTGTTAGTGAGTGTGAGACTGAAGTCCTCAGCGTCGAGCGCTAGACGCGCAAGAGTGTCACCTGTGCTCGCGTTGGTGAGTGAGGTGGGTGAGGTCGATGACGCCACCACATAAGCACCACGGAAGAAAGCAGGCGCGCCGCTGTTGTATGTCGGCTCAATCGGTCCGACTGCGCTAGCGTGATCATCCTGAATGAGCGCCGCTTGATAGGTGAGCTCAGCCATGAGGCGGCCGTTATCAAGCGTGATGTTCATGCTCTCCAACACACAACCATAAGCGAAGCTTCGGAAGTTGACGCCATCGATGCGGAAGCTGAGGCTATGCTCACGCTCACCTGTGTTGGTGCGCCCTGGGATATACCAAGTCTGAAGCCCTCTCACTGAGCTGTAGGAGCTCGCTGAGAAAGCAGGTGAGATGGTGACATCAGATGAAGCGTCTGCGTTATCAGTGATGGCTGAATACTCGGCGCGACCACTGAGAGAGGTAGAGATCAGCGTTCCAACATCGGCCTCAGCCGGTGCTGAGGTTGGTGTGTAGGTGTTCACGTCTACCGCTGTCACGCTGTCATTGGTGACTGATGGGATCTGAGTCTTAAGGCCAGCGCCGAGTAACTGCCCTAGATAGTTGCTCGTGTAAGCGTTGGCTGATGTCCCAACGGTCGTGAGATCGACTCGACACACAACCTGACCAGTCCGACGACGGACGCGGTTAGATCCTGACCACACTGTGTCAGGCTCAGGAGGTAGCATGTAGTTACCATCACGAGCATCATTACGCTCAGAGACGACAGGCTCACCGGGGATGATGATGGGGTCACGCTCGCAAGGGATCGAGACATATGTGAGACCTGAGTTATCAGGTAGACCAGTAGACGCGCTGAGTGAGCCAAATGAACTCTCAACAGCGACGGAAAGAGAGCGATGTGTTACCGCCATGATTACGCCTCCAGATATAGAAGAGTGAAAGGAATAGTCAGGATGTATACGCCCTGATCACCGAGGTTGAGTGGCTCATACAATGGGGGCTCAGGTATCACTGAGACAATCCCTGTAGTTGAGAGGGAGTAGTCTGGCCCTTTGAGGGTGACTAGCAAGAGCTCTGCATCCTCAGCCACAAGCCTAGCTAGATATGTGGAGTCTTGAGGGATGTCATACCTAACTCGCAGATCTATGAGCGCTCGACGCCGACCGCTGAGACCTGCAGCGCCATCGTCGCTCGGCATCTCTGCAATATCGAGTTGAAAGAAGCGCTGAGAGTTGAAGCGCTCCTCGAGGGGCACAACTGAGCCATTAGCTCGAGCGTGAGCGACGAAGCCATGATGAAGGTCAGTCTTAGGCGTCGTGGCCTCTAGCTGATCTTCTAGATATGTGAGCGCGCTGAAGATGCCTTGACTCATTTTAATAGCTTCTTTCTGACCTCGATCTCGACAGCATCTACAAGCGTCTCGATGTCCTTCTTGCTGAGCCCTAAGAAGCGGCGCTCCTCGTTCACTGCGTAGCCATATTGAGCCTTACTCGTGAGCCCTATGATAAACATGTTTTCAGTGGCCTCTTTGACCACTAGGTTATTCATCATGTTACCGCTCAGGACCAGATCAACCTCAGCGCTATCACCACCACCGCCACGGCTCCGGCTCTCCTCTTTATACTGCTGATAGCCACCCTCATAGAAGACGCTGTTTCCAGTCCTCGACGGTCGGCCGCCTTTGGGCTTTAGTCGAGCGCCACGAGTAGAGACATAGATGGGTGTGTCTGAGTATCCGTCGAAAGGCTCCTCATCTGCGTCGAGGCCTTTAGACGTGCGGAGCTTAATCGAAGCTAGAGCGTTCTGAGCTAACCTCATCGTGTCCTTAGCGGTCCATAGAGACCGAGGTACTTTGATGTTTACTCGATTAGCCATTAGTGCTTCATGCCTCTCACTGGGGTGAAGAAGCTATCGGCCTCACTCTTATTGTATGAGCGCCATGATGCTCTGAAGTCAGTTGAGCTACCACCACTTCGCCTGAGGTTCTCCTCACCCTCATCGACCACACCATCCCCATCTAGGTCTAGGGTGATGGATCGCAAGGCAACGTCGAGGAGCTCCTTGCACCGCTCTCTCATTTGAGTGGCGGCATCAAACTGCATCTGCATCTCATAGACGCTAGCAGCTGCGCAGTAAGCATGAGCGGCCTTGAAGCTCTGTTGATTGAAGACCTCATCTTCAGTCACACCATCAGCTATCACATGATCTCTAATGACCAAGATGATCTCATCGAGCGCGGCGCTGATCTGCGGTTCAAAGTCGCTTTGACGACGTGGGACCATATCAGCCAAGTTGGCGAATCGACCTACAAGCTCATCATGGTCTAGGCCAGTGTTGAACGGTCGAGCGCAGATTTTAAGCAGGCCGGTCTCAACATGCTGACCACCTACATTATCCTCATATGAGATCGTGTAAGGGAAGACGCCAGCGGTGGCCGTCTTAACTGCGCTGATGTCCACGTAGCTCATCGAGAAGTTAAGAGTGGCGTTACTAGTGAGGTCAAGCTCTCTAGGTAGAGGCTCAGCCAATACCGCTGTAGTGCCACCGATCCGCGAGACCTTCACAGCGTAATAAGTATCACGAGTGGTCTTAAGGAACGCCTTGACCTCATCGCGCTGTAGCTGCGTCGCAACGCTCGCGCTTAGAGTGAGTGTGCGCCGATCATTGGCCACAGCTGTCACAGTCACATCAGCTCGTGACTGAGTGAATAGCTCATCAGTGAGAGGAGCGCTGAAGCCTACCGTGAGTGTTGGTGAGCCTGAGTAGGGTTGTGGTGGGTCCCATACAAAGTGATGGACTTGGCCCTTGACTGCTTTTCTCATCGCTTTTTGGCTCCTGTGTTGGCTTTGTTAATATCGCTCGCCGTGGCGCGCTTCAGGTCAGCCGCCTCAATAAAGCTCTCAGTGATAGGGCTCCATGAGTGACGACAGTTATAGCCACCACAGGCGATCTTGACAGGTCGGCCCTGATTATTGTTGAGCTTGCTCATCTGCGTCTCATCGACCACGAGGTTGATCAGCGCTCGACAGAAGGGGCGGGTGATCCCATCTCTAGGGCCTGTGTAGAGATAGTGGTTCAGGTCAGCCGCCTCTGCTGCCACCGCTGTCAGTGATCGACCATACTCTGAGATCTGTGTTTTGATCTCGGTAAGCTGTCGACCCTCTGAGCGTTGAAGCTGGGTCTCAAGGTCGCTCTTGATGATCTCAAGAGGAATATCCAAAGTCATCTCCGTTAGAGATGCGCGTAGAGACTTCTTGAAGTCTGGGACTATCACATCTTCAAAGACAGCGTTGGCGGCTTGCTGTTGGATCAGATCAAGTTGAGGCATCACGTCAGAAGGCAGGTCAACACCCACAGTCTCAAGAGATGTCTCAACGCTGGATCTAATACGAGAGGTGGCCTCGATGAAGTCATCGACCGCTAGACCTAATCCCGATGAAAGGATGAAGTCAACGAGCTGTTCATCATCGAGCGCCAAGAGCAGCTGTGGATTATCTGTCACTGCTGACATCGTGACGAGCTCCACAAGCTCTTTACGCGCCTTACCAAGAGCACGCTTGAAGCCTTTCTCAGCCTCAACCTCTGCTCTCAGTTGGTCGCGTCGTGCTCTGATGAGTGAGGCCACTGGACCGCGCTCGCCTTTGACCTGCCTAGACAGATCATCAATAGCGAGCTTGTCGGCATCTTCTGACAGATGGATGTGGCCTGACTCAATCATTCAGCTCACTCTTAGGTCAAGCAGTCAGTGATGACGTAGCCGAGTGAAGCGTCGATGAGCTTGAAGTTATGAACCTCCTCGGCGTAGACATAACGCCGAGTCTTGTCGAGGCTGTCATATTGGCCAGCGATCATGCCACCGAACTCAAGATTGAGAGCTGCTGTAGGCATCCCCTTAACGTTGCCGCTCTTTTGAACGATAGCGTCTGAACCGCGAAGAATACCCATAAAGATGCTCTCACCGTCCCAGATGTAGCCCTCGCTAGAGGTCGCGCCAGGTACTGCGGTGTCTTGACGAGCTGCGCCTACATGGATGTTAGGGATGCCGAGCACGTCACGCAGAACCTGAATCACTGCGCCATCGTTGAGGATGCGATTACCTGCAGCGATCCCCGCTGAGCTGTCACCAACATACCCGCGAATCTCAGGATTACGAGCGAGCGCGCGGAACACGTCACGACCTAAGATGAGGGTATCTGGGTTGATGCCATGAGCGTTAGCATAAACAGTGTCTTTAGTCTCATGGAGGTAGGTAAGAGGCTCAGCGCCGGTCGCGTCGAACTTAGTGCCAGGTGAAGCAGTGTAGCTCGCGAAGTTGGTTGTGGCGTCAAAGAGAAGATCTGCGGCGCGCTTCTCCTTAGCGAGCTTCATAACGCGAGCAACTTTCTTAGCGATGCGCGCCTCTTCTGACCCTGGGTACTGAGAGTCAAAGATGTCCTCCATTGCGATGGAGTCCTGAGCCGCGTAGATCTTCGCTTTGAAGGTCTGGCTTGAACGGTCGAAGCCGCCGATGGTAGCGCGTGAAGCACCAGGAGCGCGCTCGAGGTCGAGACCTGCGCCAGCGCCCATGAAGTTCCGCGTCTCCTCTAGGAGGATCGTGCCTGAGCGCTCAGGTACGGTGATGCTCTCAAAGACCTGATCCGCGATGAGTTGGTTATCAGATGGGACCGCCTCGACGACGAGGTTGGTTAAGATCTGATCGACTGGATGTAGATTACTGTATGAGCTAGCCATGATTCACCTCTTATGGAGTGACAGCAGTGAGAGCGACAGGACCAGTGAAGATCACGTTGATCTGATCACCGCTTGATGCTGAGACTTGGTTGATGTTTGGTAACATTCGAGCGACAGCGTACTTATCAGTAGCTGCGTCAAATGCGATGAGCTTACCGTCTGTAGTAGCCATGAGGAGGTTCATGGTAGCTGGCGCGATGTTGCCACCTGCGATGGCGCGAGACTTGCCGAGCACCTTGACCTCAACAGAGTCACCTGCTGAGCAAGCGCGCTGAGCGATGCCTACACAGTTATTCTCTGTGGCTGCATCTGTCACTTGGATCTTGCCAGCCACATCGACAGAGACAAGAGCATACTCGGTGATGGCCTCAGCCGCCACGAATGATACGATATTATCAGTATTAGCCATGATTAAACTCCCATAGCTTTGGTGTAGTAGTCAGGATTCTCAGCGCGGAACATATCAATAGCTTCGCTGTAGGTGATCGCCTTCTCTTTCTTAAGAGCGAGCACTGCATCATTGAGGCTCTGGCGGCTGATCTCTTCACCGCTTGCGCCATGTCCGACCTCGCCGAGAGGTACAGCTGAAGAGGCGGCGCGCTCTGAGAACATCTGCCAGAACTCAGGTTGAGCGTCTCGGAGATCCCAAGCCTTACCTGCGACAGTCTGCTCAGCAGGGCTGATCTTGCCCTCATTGAGGAGAGAGCTGACAGCCTGATCACGCTTGATGGTGTCACGTTCAGCGGTGAGCTCTGCGATTGACTCGCGAAGTAGAGCGACCTCATTGAGGAGGTTGACATCAGCCTCGACGGTCTCGCTCATCTTGCGATACTCCGCCTTCTTCTCTTTGTCTTCGTCTTCGGCCTTGAGCTCGGCCTTGTCGTCTTCAGCCTTCATCTCTGCCTTGTCGTCCTCGTCGGACTTCTCAGCTTTGATGTTAGCCTCTGCGTCTTCTTTCATTGACTTGATCTGTTGCTCAAGCTCTTTAACCATCTCGTCCTTCGCGGCGAGCATGGCACGGAGCTCCTCAACTGACATTGACTCAAGATTGTCCATCTCTAGCCTTTCATTAAGGGTTACTCGGTCGATCCGGTCATGTGACTGCGCCGGCCGAGGGGTTAGGGTGACCGCGAGGAGTTGAGCCGATCCGATCTGCTCGCCTCCGCTACGGTCGAATACATCACCAGTGATGAACTCAGGACTAGACCACAGCACCCCACCCGCCTCAGAGACGACCTTAAGGCCGCGCTCGTTGTAGGCAGGTACAGCGTAGAGGCCATCCTCTCTGAGCTCTAGATCAACGATGAGCCCTAGTGCATTGCCACTCTCAGGAGGTGCAGGGGGGCCACCGTTAAAAGGTGAGGTTGCGTGTTGCCAGTCAATGATCACTGGATCTGCTGACTTGCGCTCTGAGTAGACGCGCATCATCTCACGCAGCATGTCTACATCTATCTCTTTACCAATAGCCTCACCGCTCATACGCGAGGAGACTTGGCCAAGAGAGAGAGTCTTGAATGGTCGGCCGATGGTAAGGCCATCAGGCACGTCATAGCTCGGAGCCTCTGAGAGCTGGATAGCCTCACCGTAGGCTCTGAGGGATTGAGCTTTATTATCTGCTGAGTCCATCTGCTTAACTACCTTTCGAGCCCAAGCGTAACCTGCATCACCGCCCCAACCATGCCACGCCTGCCAGCCCTTGCCCTGCTGATCCCATGTCGATCCTTGTTTATCGACCTCATGGCGAGTGAAGTAAGCGAGCATACGCTTGACGGTATCGGGTGAGAGCTGCTTACCTGCTTTAAGGTCACGAGCTCGAGCGATTCCAACGGCGGTCATCCCGCGCTGACTCTCTGGCTTGTCTGCTCTGACTTCAAGCGCTCGCTCGGCCGCGTCTCTAACGCCCTGAGGTGGGGTGAAGTCAATATGAGAATATTTATCAGGAATGTTGAGGAGCTCGGCCTTGGCCTCTGCCTCACGTCGCTGAGGGTGGCCTTTAGGCAGCAGATCAAGATCGCCTGTGTAAGCTTTCTTGCGCTGACCTGTAGCGACGAGCTTGAGGAACGTCTTAACGCGAGCAAGCGCCCAACCATTCCGAGTCATCCCAGGGCGATGAGATACACTGAAAGCACCCGCGCCACGTCTAAACACAGCTTTGAGGGTGCCGAGGTCTACGCGCCGAGATGCCTTGGTGAATCGTGCGTTGTGGGTGTCTCGCATGTTCTCAAGAGCTTTGGTCGCTTGCTCACCGATCTCAATGCCACCACGAGCGCCTGAGGCTGACCCTTTGGGATTCTTGGCGCTACCTGTGCGCCGATCTTTCTTAGGGGCTGGCGTCTGCGCTTTGGTCCTCTTACGCTTTGCCATCTCGACGCCTCCTGATGAGCTGCTCAGTGAGAGCTGATACACCACCACCCGCACCGACTGAGGAGATCCTAGAGAGCGGTGAGCGCTCGGCGTCTTCAGGGAGCTCACCCGCGCCGAGCCGATCTCTGATAGCTCGCTCTAGCTCATCATCAGGAGTGATAAGGCCAGCTTGCACTAGACCAGGCAGAGCGCCGAGTGACTCCGCTAGGTCATCGGTATCAAGCCCTGAGTGGGTCAACCGAGGTAGCTTAGATGGATCGACTGAACCATAGTTCCATCTGATGAGACGGCCAATGGTGCCAGCTCCTCGACGGTCGACACCACTGACAGCCGAGGCGATCACATCACATAGATTGATAGCCGCGCGTCTAAACACCATATGATGTATTTCACCAACAGAGCGAGCGCCCGTCTCAGTGTTGCCGAGGTCGGCGAACTGCGAGAGGAAAGCGGCGGCGATCTGGCTATCACATTTGGTAATGATATTGATGGGGCCATCTGCGTAGACATTGGGTGTGGCCACATAGGTCTCAAACTTGACTGCGGGATTCTCAACGAGATAGCTCTGCTCAGCCGACACGAACGCCTGAGCCTGAGCCTCTGCGTCGTTGATCATGGCGTCAATGTCACCATCACTCAGGCCGATACTCTCAGCGCTTGCGCGGTCTACCACCACCTTAGGCGTAGGCACTGCCCAGCGGTCGAGGCCAACACACATCAGGTTGCTCACCCTCTGCTTAGTACGCCACCACCACCAAACAGGCCGAAGCATCCCCACGCCCTCGAAGTTTGAGCCAGTCTTATTGAGGGTGAGCAAGAGGAGCTTATTGGCAGGTATCGGCTCAGGAGTGTAGGTGATGCCTACTGTGTTCTGAATCACACCGTCGAGCTGCTGATTGTCTCGTGATAGCCACTTTTGATGAGCGCTTGGCTCTCGGTCGGCGTAGTGAGACAGCCAGACTCTGACGTTACCCTCTGAGTCAGGACACACTTTATAGATCTCTTCAGCGTATCGATAACCCAAAGGGACAAACTCAAAAAGATAAGCTAACTGATCTTCCCAAGAGATGGACATCTGACCAGCGTAGCCATCAAACCCCCAGCACTCATTTGCAAAGCGCGCGAGCTCCTCAGCTACTGGATCATTCTCAATCCCTGGCACGAAACGCCAAGAGGCAGAGAGCAGGGTCTGCCTGAGCATGTGCCACGAGCGACGAACGATAGGATCAGTCCTGAGCATCTCCTCAGCCTCTTGAACCCAGTTGAGTCCAGTGAGTTGAGCGTTCTGCTCTTTGCCCGTGATGGTGCCACCGCTGATCTGAGTGCCGGTGATGCCTCGCGTTCTAAAACGAGGAGAGAGCGCCCTCATGTGTCGCGGGTCACGCTCTGCGCTTGGATCTTGCATAGATGACTCCTAAGGGGGTGATTCTTCTTTCTCTCTCAGGAGCGCATCAATACTAGTCGTGAATAATAAAGCTTTTATCTCTTCTTGTCTAGTCTCGTATCAGGTAGCCATTCAGCCACTGTTGGATGCAAGATAACATCTGACTCGTCTTTAGTTTTGATAGGCTTCTCACCTGCAAAGATGCTGAGCTTGTCTATCACCGCGACCTGTAGCTCATTGATCTGCTCTCTTAGCAGCTGCATCTGAATCTGACTATCTCTGAGCCGAGCGATGAGCGCCTCTCTGTCAGCGTTGGCGGCGCTGAGCTTGTCCTTCAACTCCTCGACCTCTGAGGGGTCACGACCTGAGGCGATAGCCATCATGGAGCTGATAGAGCCTGTGATCATTCCGAGGATCCCCACGAGGACATCACGGTTTTTATCCACTATCTCAACATAAGTGAGGAAGAGGATGAGACCCACCACGAGGATCATAAAGAACACCGAGAACCACCATCCCCGCTTGGCCTTAATCTCGCTCGTGATCTCTCGGCTAGTCTTCTCAGTCTCCATGTAGCATCCAATCTAGTAAACGGTTTACGAGAGGGAAATGATACATGAGCCATGGCCAGATGATCGAGATAATATAGATGAGGTTGATGAGAGCCCACCTCATAATGATCCACCAGAACCACTCTTTAATACGTCGGTCGCGCGCTCGGCTCTTAACCTTCTTAGGCCCGCCGAGTCGCTTGACCTTCTCGCTTCCTGGTGGTGGCTGCAGGGACTCAATCCTGACCCCCACAGCATAGATCGTCTGAGGCTCTCGGACGCCCTTGAATCGATAGAGGCCAACGCAGACATAGCGCGTTCCTTTCGGTGTGAAGCCGTTCGTCCTGCTCTTGATGTGTTTGAACGCCTCTTCAGTGAGCAGGACTTGACCGGCCTGACACAAGCTCATAGTTCTAGCCGCTATATTCTTGGCCACGCCCTCTAATTCGACCGGCTTAGCGCCGACCATCACATCTAGCTCATCCTGAGTCACTTCTGCGACAACACCAACGTGTAAGCCGATACGAGTATTGATCTTGATCTTAGGTGGGATGTCTCGTTGGTAGATCAGGCAGAAGTTGACCGCGTTGATCGGACTCTCAAAGCTGAGCAGAAAGCCATCACTGCGGTCAATCTCTCGACCGTTAAAACGATGCATAAGAGAGCGTGTGAGCCTGTCGTGATACTGCAACCACCGCGCCGCCTTCATGGGTCCCACCTTGGAGACGAACGCAGTTGAGCCGATGAGATCGAGGAGAACTATGGCTAGTCGTCGTTCTCTGATCTCCATGAGTCACTCCTGATCGATGCCAATATCCACACCGACGCTACCACATTCACTATGATGATCGAGATCACTATCAGAGTCGTTATACTCATCTTCATCCTCACATATACAGTCTACTCGACCACATCTAGCGCATAGAGTCTCGTCGAGATCTTCACACATCAGTGTAACTCTTCGTGAGCGAGCTCACCGAGGAGCGCGCCGAGCGAGATGGGGAAATGCTTCATTAGGATGAATCGCGCCGCTTTAGCAACAGCCAAAGTCTCAGGCTGTGTGTGAGGGTCTAGCCTGAGCTTCAGAAACGTGACCCAGCTGTTAAGGTTGCCACTCATCCAAAAGTGACAGTATAGGCTCTGAGGTAGCACAGCGCGCGCCTGATCCTTGGCCACCCCTGAGGCCAACATCAGCTCATAGAACGCCGCGCAGTTGGTGTGGTGCTGATCCCAACATTGAAGCCAGTGCTCAGACTCCTCAACGGTCACATCATCGTCACAGCCACGGAGCTCCTCAGGAATCCAAAAGCTGATATTCGGCGCTGTGCTTTGATCCTCCTCGGTGAAGGTGAAGCCATCAGACTCCATAACCTGAGACCTGACAAACAGAGGCACACTCAGCTTAAGAGTAGCGGCGCAGTGACTAAAAGGTGAGGTCTCACCCTGCCTCACCAGATGCTCGATGAGCTTGACGTCTCGATCAGTCATCTGCAGCGGAGAGGATGTACTTTGATCGTGATAGCTCACCCGCGCTGATCTAGCTGGCGTCGAGTCGTAGCCCATGGATGCAATGTAGCGAACCTCACCAACGTCATCGTTATAGATTCTCATTCTTCCTCCTGAGCAGCTCGCGCTGTAGATACCAGATAGCCTTGGAGAGATCGTCTATAGCTGGCTCGTTAGGTTTGCGCCCTGCTCTCAGGATATACTTGAGAGATGAGCCTAAGGCGAAGTTGAGCCCATAGGCCTCAATGATGTCAATGGCCTCATAGCCAACAGCCTGATAATGATCAGGGTGATTGATCTTTTCGCTCATTCTCTCGCCTCATCTCTCTTAGTACCTTGTAATACATCAAGCGCTCAGCTCTCTGCTCAGGGGTCTCATTAGCCATATACTCTATCCGCTTCTGTCGTGCTTTCTCCCTGACATATGGTCGAGCGCGGTATGCTCTCATATATGCTGCACGCTTGGCCTTGATCTCATCGCGTGATCGATACTTTCGCTTTGCTCGCTTCAGTGCTTCGCTCTCTGCCATTAAAAGCTTCTCCTCTTGGCTCCACCTACCTTTACACGACGACTCTTAGAGGCAGATGAGCGCGGCTGATATTGGCGTTGATCGACTATGGAGTCAGCCCACCTCCAAGTGATGCAGTCATATCTTAAGGCGTCGAGGGGGTCTTCTCTGCCATCCTTCTTAGGTTGCTCTTTGTTGTCCCAGCCGTAGCTCATCAGAGCTTTGCGGATGCTGTTACCTGTGGCGCGCTCGCCACCGTCCCAGACTTCTTTGGTGATGAGGTATTGACCACGAGCAAAAGCACGCTTCAAGCGCTGAACCCCGTTGAGAATGTCGGTTCTGATCGGGTCGGTGTTCGACCTCAACGGCATACCGAGCCCATCTGGTGGAGCGGCGCGCATCGCTCGAAATGCTGAGCGCCCTGTCTGATCGTTGCGAGCTCGGCCAGCCTTGTCAGCCACTCCATTATCAAGCCATATCCTCTCTCCTGGTGCGGAGCTCCTCAACGAGCGCGGCCAAGCTACAGCTAAGATAAGCGTAGCAAGCTGAGAGGTGGTGACCTCCTGGGGGTTGATCTCGTGGCAGATGACATCAGCGCCGAGTTCCTCGTCGTGGACGATGATGAGAACGCTCGGCTTCCTGAATCCCCAGTCTATAGCGATTCGGCCTGACATGCTCGGCTTATACTCCCACCCGCTAATGACGTGGCGGCTCTCGTCGAACTCGGAGTAGATGAGCCCTGATGGTGGTCGAGGCCGGTTCATCACCATAGCCTCACGCTCAGCCTCAGGCAGCAGCTTAGTAGCCTCAAACCACTCGGCTGAGAGGTTGGCGCTGTTGACGTATGAGGTAAAGAGGAGCGGTGAGCAACTCGCCTCCTCAGCGAGATGACACCACCAAGCGCCGCTCACTGGCAAGCCCACGAGGATCATTATGGGGCTCGGCCCTGCTCTCAATCTACCCATAGCCTTATGAGCTACCTCTGCGCTCAGCGTCTGACACTCATCGATCAAGCAGACGCCTGAGGTGATGTTGAGACCCTCAAGAGGGTTATGGGTCGCGTCTCTCGTCCCTGGCCTGTAATAGCTACGACACCACACAGTTGAGCCATTCGGTGCGCTCCACTGCCTGAGGGTGTGGTTATAGGTCCAACCAAGAGGTGAGAGCCATTTCTCCATCTCAGGCATCAAGACGCTGTTATATCTAGGATTGGTGTCAGTGACTAGGAGGCTAGACGTGTTGGGCCTCACCCTCGACACGAAGAGGAGAGCAAAGACGAGCGCTGAGGTCTTGCCAGACCCCCAACCACAACGAGCCGCGATGATCCGCTCATTCTGCGCTATGCGTGAGATGATCCCGTGTTGGAGCTCGTTGAGGTTGATCGTCATCAGGCTATTGGCTCCATACCCCATAGAGTCACGCGCCATCTCACTGAGGTAGTCCAGCCATGAGCGCTCACGTCTGTGGTGATCACATCAGCGCCAACCTCTACGTCTACGTGATCCATCTGGATAACGTTGACCTCATCACCTTTCTCATCGGTGGCTAGGACGATATGCTCACCACCCTCAACGCGATAGCTCGACCGCTTCTTGCTCGGCGTCCTAGTCCATGAGCGCTCAAGTAAGCATCTAGTCATCAGTCTCTTCTGTGTCATTGCTCGCCTCTTCATATGGTTTACTGATCTGTTCAAGCATAGAGATAACGATGTCATCAGCCTTCTTAGAGCTATCATTGACGTTGACCTCAACCTCACGTTTCGCGCCGTACTCCTCAGGGAAGCGCCGCTCAAGTAGCCAAGCATTACCGCGCCAGTCTTGCTTAGCCTCAACATTGTCTTTGAGTCGTTGCAGCTGCACAGCCTCAGCAAAGCGGTTGGCCGCCTCAACTTCCTCAGTCCACTTGCCATCAGCCCCGCTCTCCTCTAGCCATCTGTAGTAGGTCTTTCGACCGATACCGGCTAGAGAGCAGGCGGCCTGTATGCTCATGCCTGTCCTGAGGTTGTCTAGCAGAGCTTCTCGCTTACGCTTCTTCTTCGACTTCGATAGGTTCTGAGTTACTGATTTCTTGTCTGACATGATCTAACGTCTCTCTAACATGCTCTAGTAAGTCTTTGCTTTTACTATACACGTCGAAGTCTTCAGGGTCATTGAGGTCAAGATCTTGTTCTAGCTGAGTGACTAGGATCTGCTCTAGCGCTAAGAGCGTCGGGTCATCCTCGCGCGCTCGCGTTGTTTGTGCTGCCTGTGTCATTTATTAGCCTTATCTTCCTCAACCTTGGCCAGCTTCTTCTCAATCTTGGTCTTCTCAATCACTAGATCTGCGATCACTCTCTCCATATCTCTACTCCTTATGATGTCTGGCCTCATGGTGTGGAAATGAGAAGACCACCTGTCGAGTTCCGCTTTAAGATCTTCATTCTCTTTTTTAAGATCTTTATTCTCGTCCATGAGGCTGCCTAAAGCTATGGATTCCCTAATCAACTTCCCACTCATTTCCTGCTGTCTTGACAGGAGTTCGTCATACTTCAACTTAAGATCGTCGCGAGCCTTTAAAAGTATCTCGTTCTGCAGCTTAAGCTCATCGAGCGGTGTATCATCCTCGCGCGCGCGCGTTGTTTGTGTCATCTGTGTCATTTATCTAATCTCAATCTCTCATTCCCCATCAGGGGCGCATTAAGTTTTAACGTCGTGTGAACCCATCCCCATAAGGAGCGGCCTGAGGCTGACTGAATGGCGTCTCAGGTCTGATCTGAGGCTCAGGAGGCAGGAACTGATCAGGCTCTTTGGCTGACAGATCCCACCACTTGATGACCCTCACCTCCCACTGTCGGCGCTGTTGTGAGTCTTGGTAGCTCTTGAGTTGCCCCTCGACGTGGACCTTGGTCCCCTTGGTGAGCTGAGCAGCTGCGCGGTTGGCGCTGTGACCCCACACCTTGCATGAGTGCCACTCGGTCGACTTCTGCCACATGCCAGTAGCGTCCTTGTAGCTCTCGTGGGTGGCCAACCTGAAATAGCAATAAGGCTGACCGTTTTGGGTCTGGCGGAGCTCGGCGTCTTGGCCGACGTTGCCGCAGAGTGTAATCCTGTTGATCACTGTTGTAACTCCTTCACTGGGTCAGGGTGCGCATCAATAAACCGTGAGAACAGCTCTCGTAGTAGCTGAGAGCGAGACCAGCCGAGACGCCGAGCGATACGGTCTAAGACATCAGCCTCATAAGAGCTGAACCTAACACCAATGATCGTGTCTTTAAGCTCTGTCTTCATCTTGCCTCTCTGGTGGATGGTGGACCCTTCCTGCTATCTGTGAAATCTGGATACAAGGCAAAATCAAAGAGCACATCGACTCATGTCTAATGTGTGCAGGTAAGGGGGATGCTTAGGCTAACTGATAGCCTCTAATCCTGTCAAGGGCATATGTTAACCAAGTTTACAGACTCTAAAGCCCCCTTGATATGTGGCTCCTCTCATGCTAGGTTCATTGATGCTTTATTCATGTGGTGCGGTTTGCTCTGCTCTTTCTTGTTCGGCCACTAGGAGCATAATAGCTCAAGCGAGGAGGAGCAGGGCTTAACGTACTCCCCAAGCGCTCATGTCTACTTGGTCAAGTCGTCGATCTCTGCCGACCATCTCGCAAGGTCTACGGAACATCGCGCCGAGTCGAGACTTCACAGCTGGATTGCTCGAGAAGATGTTGAGCAGCTGCTGAGGATAGACGTTAGAGGTCATCACCACAGCGAGCTCACCGGCGCTCCATTGTTGGTAGATCTCTTGGATGAGCTCGACAGTCTGGCTGAGCCACCAAGGCGATTTGTTAGCGCTGCCACCAACACCAGCGAACTCATCAATCAAGAGCAGGTCGATCCCTGCTAGCCAGTCTTTCAATGGGTCCTGAGCGTTCTTGTTCTTCCAGCTCGCTTTAATCTTGTTCATAATCTGAATATGGCTCACATACTTGACTTTGACGCCGAGGTAAGCGGCCTCTTTAGCGAAACAATAGAGGATGCTCGTCTTGCCGTTGCCAGGTTGACCATAAAAGAAGAGGCCTTGAGGAGCGCCCTGTAAGCCTCCTCTGAGGTATTTGAGCATCGAGTCAATTTGGTGTCTCTGTTCTTCGTTGTCTGCCTCATAGGTGGATAGGCTCATGTTGATGGCGTCTGTAGGAAGTCTCATCTTATCGAGTCGCTTGAGCCATCTGCGAGGCACTTCACACTTAGGACACATCTTAGCCTCTTGAGCTGTGCGATTAGGCAGCCAACGATAAAGCCATCCATCTTGACACTCTCCGCAGTGAGGCACCTCCTTTGGTCGAAGGTAACCCGCGTCGAGGTCAACCCAGTCGAAGGTCTCAAGGTTGTCAGGTCGGAGATGAGAGTAATCTGAGAAAGTGGTCTGTTTGCCCTCAGCAGCTGCGCGAGCGCGAGCGAGCTCTTTAAGGTGAGGCACTGATGCGAGGAATGGTGTTAGATCGATCTTCTTCATTTGTAGCTGTTCCTTCTGTATGCTTCAGCATCTCTTCTTCGCTTCTCAATCTGCTCACGATGAGTGAGAGGCCTCTGCTGTTGAGGTGGTGGTTTTACATCTCGACCATCGACGCCCCAGACAGCGCTGAAGTCTTTTGAGCCATTTGGAAGAGTCTTAACTTTCTTATCAATCTGTGACTGCCAAGTCTCGCGCGCGCTGTTTAAGCTCTCGTTCTGCCTAGACTGATTATTAATCTGATTGTTAAGCTGATTGTTATTGCCCGCCATATTGGCGGGTTGAGCCCGCCTATTTGACGTATTGATACCGTCAGATTGACGCATACCGTCAGATTGACGCATACCGTCAGATTGTCGCATACCGTCAGATTGTCGCATACCGTCAGGTTGTCGCATACCGTCAGATTGTCGCACTGCCTCAGGCTGAGGGGCTGGCTCTGTTGGCTCTGCAGCCTGTTGCCTCTTAAGGACAAAGAGATTGATCTTGATCGACTTAACCCGATCAGCTCGGCCAAGGTCTCGGCGCTCGATGAGGTTAGCCTTGGTGAGCTCCGTGAAGGCTCTCTCAATAGAGCGAGATGATACAGAGCCTCCGAGCGCTGTCTTGATGTAGCTCACACTCATAGGCTTAGCCTCCCATGTAGAGAAGTCAGACCTATAGATGATCGTGAGTAGTATGAGCTTAGCGTTGGCTGAGATCGGTGAGCCGAGCGCTAAGCCTAGAGCTTCGTGTTGTTTCATATGTCAATCCTTCATGTATTAACATTTAGTGTTACAATATTTCTTGACACAACTTTTGATGTATGTCAAATAACTTCTACACAAGGAGGACGACATGACCAAACAGAAGCAAGCGCTAATCAGAGCGCTCACAAGAGCAAGGATCGCCAAGACTGCTGGCATGGATCCAGGCAGACTCTCAAAGATCATGAGCGGTAAAGGCTATGTCTCTGTAGACGTAGCTCATCAGCTCTCAGACATTGCTAATCAGCTGTGTACTGACTTTGATCTCCCTGCACCCTTTGAGGCCAACGACTTCAAGCCTGACCTCAACAACAACCACAGAGAGCTTCCTCTTGATGCTGTCTTCATCGTCGCTGATTCACTTTGGAGTCAGGATTCAGAGGTGACAGCTGGGAAGCTACTTAAGGTCTATGAGCAAGAGCCAGAGGTAGAGCAACAGCTCAGAGAGCTCTACCTCAGCGCAGACCTAGACCAGACCATCGAGCTTTATGACGGTAAGACTATCCGCATCAAGGAGACCAGCTAATGTCTATCTCACAATCTATCTCTATTCCTGCACATGATGACTCTGACCTCATGGATCAATGGCGCACTGCTAATCAAGCAGGAAATGGTCGATCTTTTGGTGACCCTGATGATCTCACCTGTGAAGGTGACATTTATGAGGCCGCCGAGATCGAAGGTGCAACCATCCTCTGCGAGCTGAACACCCCCAACTGCTACTTGGTTGAGTGGTCTGATGATCACTATGTCATCTGTGACTGTAACGGCTGGTGGGCTTGTCGCGTCGTCGCTTAACCTCTTAAACATACAAGGACTCAAACAATGTGCATCACTGACCCACAACCAACCTGCTATGACCTCAAGCCTGTAGTGCTCACCGTCGAGCCTCAGGCTCCATCTATCACAGACGTGGAGCTCGCCGCGCTTCGTGGTGTTGACATCGCTGAGCGAGTGGCTGAGCCTATCAACCGCTTTAGCGTTGCTCGATCTGTCATCAAGCTCTCAGCCTATGTCGCTCGGAGGTTCCGATGACAGCTGAGGAGCTCTTCATCATCACCGCGCTCGTGATCATCACAGCGCTTATCTTCCTCTAAAATAAATGGGGCCGAGAGAGGAGACCACGCCGACTCTCGACCCCACCCACTAAACCTACCGTCTCATCTGCCTCTTAACCAAAACAGATATATAAGGATATATACATCATGAGCATCTTCGTACCAACAAATATTCAAGAACTCCAAGAGATGGCTATGCTGCTGACCAATGGGAATCAGCGTGACGCTCTCAGCCTGATCCAGGTCTTCGCCGCCTTTGGTGATCACTTCGGTGGTGACCTTGGACGCACTTGGACACAAGGCTATAGCCTCAGAGGCAAGCCGACACTCAATGCTGACGCGATGGCCGGTATCTGTCGTTCGTCAGGTCTCGTGGCCTTTATCCGAACCGTTTCATGGGATCACGAGCACTGCGTGATGGAGATGGCGCGCCGAGATGAGCCGATGGATGTTATGCACCGCTTCACCTACACCTATGAGATGGCTCAGAACCAAGGCCTCACGAATAACCGAAATTGGCGGACGATGCCGATGCAGATGTTGCGC